CTTGGATTGTTTCTTCTTGACCTTTAACGCTTGGGTTCTTATCTTCAACAAGCCCTTGATAAATAAGGTCATAATCTGCAATAATACCATATCTATATCCATATTCAAGTGTCGGCGGTGTAAAATTCGCTGTCCATCTTGCGATGCCTTTTGATATGCGGAGTTCATCTATGTAGCCGTTGAAAAAACTACCCCAAGTTCCTGAGTTATCGTATGCCCCTATTGACAAAACTTTTGTGCTATTAAAAAGACTATTAGTTGAAACATCATAGGTTGTTCCAATCTGAGTTCCGTTAACAAACATCTTCAAATCAGCACCATTTCTGACTACTGCAATATGATACCAAGTATCTACTACTGGGCTCCAAGCGGCAGTAACTTGAACAATGCCCGCTCCTCCATCATAAGACATATCAAAATACAAAGCATTTCCAATAGAATACCAGAATAACATCCAAGCTCGTTGATTGTCTGTTTCTGTAAACTGCCCACAAATAATCTGTAGTCCTGCTACTGAGTTAAATCTTACCCAAGTATCTATCGTAAAATCTCCTGAACCAAAATCCCAATCAGCGCTATCAGGCAGGGTCACATAGTCCGAATCACCGTCTAAAAGCAAAGACGCTGTGCCGAACTTCTTTTGAGCAGTATCAAGTTGCGCTGTTCCAGCAAAAGTATAAGCCCCTGCTATCGGGTCAGTATAGGCTGTGGCTTCGTCTGCTCCGTCAAAGTGAGAGCAGGTTTTTGTATATGCGTCATAAGAGGCGGTGTTAGTGACTGTTTTGCCTGTAGAGTCGTTGATCGCTGTTGATGCGTCCTCGCCTGTAAAGTGAAGAAGGAGTTTGGTGTATGTGTTTCCTATATAAGGTTCAGTAGATGAAGTGAAGTTAGCTGTCCATCTTGCGATGCCTTTTGATATGCGGACTTCGTCAATCCAACCAGCAAGATAGCCATTTGACGGGCCACTATCCGCCCCGAAATCAGAACCTATGACTAGAGAACTGTCCGAATTAAAAATTGTTCCAGAAATACTACCAGAAGAAACAGCGCCATTAATACTCAAATACAAATTTCTTCCACTACGAACAATAGAAAGATGATACCAAGTATCCACAGAGGGAGTCCAATCAATTTGATAAACTCCAAGAGTTCCATAAGTTCCATCTGTTGTATACGCAAATTGAAGTTTATTGGAAGAATTGTTGTAAGCAAATACCCATGCAAATTTATTACCAGTATTTTCCCACTGAGAGAGAAAAGAACAAGTTTGTAAAGCACTGAATCTTACCCAACAATCAATCGTAAAATCTCCTGAACCAAAATCCCAATCGTCACTATCAGGCAAGGTCACGTAACTATAACCATCTAATTTCAGAGATGCAGTACCAAACTTTTTCTGAGATGTATCTAATTCTGCCCTTATGCGAACATAGACCTTAAAATACTTGTCATATCCTGAATATGCTGTCCATACAGCATCAGAAGCAGAGGCATAATTTCCGTTAGCATATCCACTTGTTGTTACATTAAGCGTTGTCCAATATTTCCCCGCTGCTTGAGGAGTCGTTGCCGATACAACAATCCAATAAGTCGTCGAGGCAGATAAGGAAAAAGGTGTTGCAAATGTAGCCTTAACAACAGTATTGTTACCTGGCGGGGCAACATCAACAGTTGCATTAGCATCGGCAAGAGTTCCCGAAGGCTTACCAGCATTATTTGTTTCAATTCGTATAGTCCAATTTCCTGTTGGGCTATTTGTCGCTGTCCCCTGCTTGACTTCTACTGCCGTAATAACCTGTGCAGAGGATAGCTGGAAACTTTGTCCTGCCTTCAAAATTTGTCCACCACTCCAAGTTCCAACATCTGGAAAAGCATCAGAATCACCTGTTTGTTCTTGATTCGAAATGTCACTAGCGGCAGGAAACGTATAAGCCCCTTGAATAGGGTCAGAATATGCTGTAGCTTCGTCTGCTCCGTCAAAATTAGATAAAAGCTTGGTGTAAGAGTCATAAGAGGCTGAATAAGAGGCTGTATTGGTAACCGTCTTTCCTGTCTCCTCCGTAAAGGTTGTATCACCGTCTGTCCCATCACAATGCATTAAAAGTTTTCTATCGCTCATTAACTCACCGTTATTGTAGGAGTTACCTTGACTGAATCCCCGTCAAAGACATAGTACGGAGCATCCGTGAACTGCTCTGCGCACATGACTACCCCTGTTCCTGCTGAAGTTGTTATAATGTAATATCCATAAGTATTCCCCCAGTCTGCCGTAGAACAGGTGAAAGTCTGCTCTGCGTAGACCGCTGCCCCGCCAGAAGTAGTCCATGATCCTCTGGTAAGGACTAATCTTGCATAGCCATTAGCCGTAGATGGTTCTGTAAATGTTGTGCTGACCATAGCAGCTGTAGGTTCTGTTGCAGGAACTGTATATAAAGCTAAGTAATAATTCTCTACAGCCGTAGCCTTAAAGAGGATATTAGATACCCTATTATCGCCAGCTGTTGACCAAACGCTCATTCGTATCCCCCCGTCTTGATAGTGCTCTTAACCCCATTAGTTATTGTTGTAATGACATAATATGGAGAATATTTCATTCCCCAGCCTGCATGAGACCCATCAGGAACTCTCATATCCCTTGATGTATCACACCAGAACCCACACCTGGAACACCGTACAAAGCTGTCGCTCTCTGTAGCATCGCTGTTTCTACCGTAATTAACCTGTTTAGACTTTAGTGCTCTACCCATAGATTAACCCCATTGTTAGTACCAAGAAGAACCCTCTCCCATACTCTTCCAGCCAGTCTTTCCCGATCAAAGCACTCCACCCACCCCAGAGGATGGCTAAGAGCAAAGAACGCCCTACAAGGGGCATCCAGGGCTGATTTAAGCCTATCAGAAAGAGCCCTGCCAACCCCACCATGAACCCACTGAACCAGAAGTTATCATACTTAAAGAGCCAATCCCAGTAAGTAGTCAGCATCCCTCCGGTAGCCCCGTACGCTAATAGCCACATTATCATCTCAAAGCCTTGCGCTGGAATTGCTGTATGACCGAAAGTAACGCAATACACAAACCACTTAAACCATGTGGAAGGCAGCCATAACGCTAAAACACACATAGGGCATAGCCAGTCCCTAACCCAGCTCTGCCTCATCCACATAGGCATCCAAGTAGGCTTAGCATCCGCTTCCTTGCCCATCCCGCCCGCGCGGTACGCACAAGCACTTAGCAATGAAAGTATCAATATTTCTATGAACTTAACCATTTCCCTCCTTTACCATCACGCTTCTTTCCTGAAAGATGGTTAAGAATCCATGTTATCATTTCTTTATCCCTACTCTGATATACCACCGCCACATATTGCATCCTACGCCGACCACATCATCAGCCGCGGCAATATAGTTTCCCTTGACCTCTATCTTCTGCGGTTTCTGCGGGAAGATAAAAGCCAGAAACCCCGTACAGATGGCAAAGAGAAGTACGAACCAAAGTATCTTCCCAATCCACTCCCCGAAGGGCTTAGTGCCTAAGGGAAGAACGCCTCCCAAGAACTTATAGATCCAACCTCCGATACGCAGCCACATTACTTTTTCCACTTAAGATTGTTATTGCAAGCTGCTAAATAACCACCTGTGCAGACTACTCCGAACACAAAGCTAACAACACACCCCACTATTAAGTTGACCATCTTCTACCTCCTTTGTTTTGATTGTTTCAGCCAGTAACGATACCTGTATATCTTTTGATCTAATTCTTTCGCATACCGTCTTGTAATATCCGTCGATGAAGGCGATGATCTCATTCTTCTGCTCTGAGGCTGGAAGATTTTGCACAAGCTTGTCCAGCATCTTAAAAAAATGGTATTCATCCCGTGGATATATGATCTCCATCTCACTTTGCCGTCTTTCCGTTAATAAGCAAATTCCATCTTTGTGTGTTGACCTCAACCTGTTTTTCCACGCATGTTAGCCTTCTCTCATAGCCGACCTCTAAATCTTGATGGTGCATAAGGTGATTAGTAAAATGCGTGTCCATTTTGTCGACCTTGTTAAGTATGAGCGTAAGGATAAAGATATTCGCTGTAAGTAACATAGGTGTTATCCATCTGAAGTTTGACATGAATTTATCCATAGCTTATTTTTTCTTTCTTATTTTCTCGTCGTTCTAGGGGCATATTATTATTCTGTTATTGGTATTAAGAGTTCTCTATCCTCTGTGTTATTAGTTGCGTCCACTTTTGCGAACACTTGTCCTCTGGTTGAGTACATGATATCACGGGATTGCTTAAGAGCTACGGTCTTATCAATCTGTTCAGTAAATGATATTGTTTCTGAATAAGTTTCATAACCATTTTTTAATATTTTTATTGAGAAATCTGACGATAAGTCTGTTCCAGCCATAAAATAAGTTGTCGTGGCTGTTGGGTCTATTTTGAAATATTTGTTTATTACAGATTGCTGAGTAATTGTCCCGTCAACCGCTGTTGTTACAGAAAATGCCTGTGTGCCGTCAGAATAATTTGCTGTTACGGTTGCTCCGCTTATAGCTGAACCATCTTCATCAACTATTTTTAAATCAATGGTATATTTTTGATTTAATACCCAATTTCCTATTCCATAAGCAAGAGTTTTTCTTATTCTTGTAGCAACAGGGCTTCCTGTGCCTTTTGCAGTAATTCTTGCTCTGTACCAATAAGCAGTATCACCGTCTACCGTTGTTGATGCTATGAGTTGCGGAGAATGACAACACGACAAAAAATAACCAGTCTTGCTCATATTATCAGTGCCATCCCACATATTCGTTGCTCCTATTGAAATCCATGCTCCGCCATAATAATATTCCCATTCGTATACATAATCATTAGTCGCTGTCGTCTTTTCTAAGTAAAAATTTGTGTAATAATATCGGTCAGAAACTCCAAAATATATCATGTCCCCGACTTCTCCTCCAAGCGGCACATCGTCAGCTGTTGCGTTTCCTGCTTCTGTTGTGTAATTTGTATAAGTGCCTGTAGAAGCAGTATATTTTTTTAAATAATTTATCGCATAGTTAGCTGGTGATGGTGCCCCGCAAGGCTTAAAAGAGTCACTCATGCTGCCAAGCGGCGTTACGGGGTTCACCAAATTAAGCGTTGGAGAAGCACGATACATGTCTCTATAAAAATATACTATAATCCCTCCTGTTTGTGTCCCATAATTCCAATCAAAGCCAGTGATAGTCCATCCAGTATTCGCTCCATACTGCCAAAACATAGCAGTTCCTGTTGTATTTATAACAATAAAACCATCAAACGTTGAGGTTAAATTTCCTAAAAGAAGAAAAGAACTCATTGCTAATTTTATATTAGTAAATGTCCCTGCTGAAGGGTAAGGTGAGCATTCAAAACTACTATCAACAATTTCTCCTTGAATAGAAAAATATCCAGGATTAGCTCCAATGCCAGAGGCATATTTACTTCTTCTAAAACACGCCCCATATATTTTTGATGAAGCAGATAAACTGCATACCTGAGAATTTACTGTGCCGTGGACAGTAAACACAGAACCATTGTATCCACGCTTTCCTTCTTTAACTCCAGTTATAAGATAGTTTAATGCATTTAAACCAGCATTATTATTTGTATAACATCCTGGTCCTAAGTCAACATATTCGCTTGTCGACAACAGTGGAGAATTGATAACTAAACCAACTTTTGTAAAATCGTAGACTCCATAGCTCGGATTGCATCCTGTGATATAAGACTTATTCGTTGCAATCCAATCTGCCACATCTTTAAATGTTGCAGGAGAACCTTCAGTTGTCCCAGAGATTGTTAACACACCATTGCCATAAGTAATGGCATTTGTTGTATTCGCTCCGCCCTCTGTTAATCCAGATACAGCAGAGATGCGACATCTTACCCATAGATAATCACCTGAGTTTCCATTAAGATTGGTTAGTGCGTTTGCCATCCATTGTTGAGGAAACCTAACAAAATTTAATCCAGTTGTCGTGAATCCATTTGTATCGTCTTGAAGACATTCTATTGTTGCCCAGACATAGCTGGTAACACCTGCTGTGGTGACTGTTCTCTTGTAATATTCCCAAACTAAAGTTATCGACGTTGCAGCGATCGCTGTTCCTACATTGAATCTCAAGCCTGATACAAGAGCCTGATTAACACCTGTACTAAAATACATGGCATCATCAACGACAGCCGTATCACTAAAAAAATCAAATGCAGCCGTGTTATAAAGGTTGCTGGAAAATACAGTGCCTCCGCCAGTTGTTGTATAGATTCTACCAACTGATGTGAAGGCTGTTGTCCCTGCTGAATATGTCCCAGTAAATGCCACTAATCCTCCAAAGATTTCAGATAATTTTTCTTTTCTTCAAGAGCTAATAGCATCTGTTCTTTACCAGTAGGAAGCTCCATCGTGAGAGGCATATTATCTGTCTGCTCTTGAAGTCTTGCAATTTCGCTTCTCAATAATCCAACATCAATCCTTTTGCTCTCAGTCCACGTTTCAATAATATCCTCACCGTCTTTCCATAGGACTTTATGCTCGTAGCCTAATTTTCTAATGTTTTCGGATATGTTTTTCATGCAATACTCCATTACGTCCCCAATATGTTAAACGTATAAGCAGCAGCGGTCGCTCCCGTAGTCCCCCAAATGAACTTGGGAGCGTCCGTTGCTTTACCTGTATCAGGATCCACAGGAAACTTAATGACCCAATTACTTCCCGTGTACTCCATCTTAAATATAGACCAGCCAGCAGCTGCTAATGCACAGCCCTTAGGAGCTGATCCAAACCACTTATGCGTACCATCTGTGTAATACGCTGTCGTGGTTTCTGGAGTAGACTTATATAGAGCCATTACTCTTACCCTTGCGATACTGTTCCATATAGAACTCCCCGTCCTTCGGTCCATCCTTTGGCTTCATACCCCATTTATTACAGACAGCATCCTGGGATATGACACCATCTACAAGCTCACAGCTTCCAGGATAGTAGAAGTGCATGCATGTCTTGCACTGCTCCATGTGCCTGTAGTTTACTTCGTCTTTGTTAAGACCTTTCCCTGGCATTAAAGCCATAAGTCCTCCTATTTTGTATCATAAACGATGCTACACCAACCTGTCGTTGCCCCTGCAAACCCTACTTTCAGTCCATCAGCAATGACAGGAGTAGCAAAGTTAACATTAGTGCTATTTCCAACAAGAGCTGACCCGACGAATATCTTATTACCAGCTGCATCTGTAACAGTAATAATGTCTGTCGTAGCTGCTCCGCCTGCAACAATAGAAACAATCCGTACAGGTGTTCCTGCTACTTCCACAGAATTAGCAGCCGCTGTTGCAGCACTTATGGTACAAGCTATTCCCCATGATGTCTTTGTAGCAATAAAAGCCATTTATTTCTCCTTTCGCAAAGTTTCTATACTTTGTTCTTCTCCAGGATTAAGCAATCTCTGAATTGTTCTGTATCTTTCTACCATCCCTGTCTTCTCAAACCTTAAAAGCCACTTCATATGCTTCCTTACAGCGCCAGGGCATTTCGCAGGATGATCCATCTCATACTTGGTAGGAAGACCTTCTTGGAACCTTGTCTCAAGATCCTTCGCTTCTTTTACCAAAGCATCCCTCTGCATCCCTGTTAACTTTCCTGGAGTACCTTCCTCCAGCGCCTTGTCAATACGGCTAATCTGGGACTTAATGAAAGCTGTATTGATTGATCCATCCCTCTGTGTTCCCTTACCATACTCTTCCGTTTCCCTGAGCGTGGATTCGAGTTCACGTTTCTCATCCTTAAGCGCCGCCGCTTCCGCAACACTGTTGATGTGTTGTTGCAACTTCTTCGTTCCCTGTGCTCTTACCATTTTCTCTTCCTTCTTTCTCCGCGTTCAGCGGGTTGTCTACTTCTGGGTGAGAAAGAGAGTGATCTTTGAGATCGCCAAGCCCACCCGTTACTGTTGATTCTTTGACAGGAAACACTCCTGCCTTCTGTTTCTCAATGTACTCTACGATACTTTTCTCCTGTTTCCTGAGCATCTCTATAGGCATCTTGATACCACCCAATGGTTCTAAAAGGTCTATAGCCCTACGCGTTCTCTTCAAGAGTTCATCTGACTTACCAACCTTAGCAAAGAAGCAAGCTATATTCATCTGGATCTCCCAGCTGTCAGGCTCCATATCTTCTGCCCTAAAAAGATAATAGGCTACACGATTAAGCGTATATGGCTTAACTTCTTTAGATACCTGCAAAAAGTACTGCGCTGCGTTATTCCATGCCTGAGCACACTCAGGATAAGACTGAAGATCATTAAGCCATACATTCATCTGGTTCTTCCAAGCAGGAATGTAATAGTGCGTACGAGCAATCAACAATGTTACAACAATAGTCAGAAGTATTGGATGAGATACCAAAGCAGTCCCTAAGCATATACATACCCCGATAAGGGATAGATACAGGTATCTCTGAGCAAAGTATTGTCCTGTAAGATTAAACTGGGAATGTAATGATATAAACGTAAAGAACCAGAAGATCCCTAAAGGATTCATCAGGTATCCGGCTATGAAGGTTACCCAGCATAGAGTAAAGCAAGCCCAGAATTCCTTGTCAAAGGAGTGGTATTTGTTATAGATCTTTGGGTCTTGCTTAAGGTTCCTGCCATATCCATCAAAGAACCCGAGCTTGATAGGAACAAAGGCTCCATAGATATACCTTCCTACAACCTTGGTCATAGCAGCAAAGCGTCTGAAGGGATTGAACTTTACAGTCCCTTCTCTAAACACCTTGTCATTATTAATATCAAATCTTATCTTTATACCAGTCCTAAACTTCTTTCCTGTCAGGAAGGTAGCCAGTGGGAGAAACATCGTAAGACCCCAAGGCTGCCCGATAAACAGGAAGAGAAAAGGAAAAGTAATAGGGCAAACAGTAGAATTAAGAGCTGCAACATAGATAGGCATAGCAGCCAGAACACCCCAGATATTCGGAAAGGTATGAATAAGAAAATAAACAATAAGAGTAAAATACGCAGCAGTCGCATAATAATTCCCTGTAACCCATGCTACTCCCCATACGGTTTGAGGATGGACCGCGAAGAGGAGTGCCGGACACCAACCCCATAACATATAAATAATTGAAACATTAACACAATGCATTCCGATCATGAATAGACGATAAAGGATAGGAGGTCGTGTCGTAAAGAAGTCAGGCGATGGAGCAGTGAGGGGTACGTCGTACATATACCCTTCTCTTTTTACGATATCGTCAATGACGTACCGGTAAGTCAGCGTTCTTGCATACAAAACAAAAATGATTAGCCAAATCCATATTAGAGACATATGTGGTTGTATACCTTTCTTATTTGTTCTTTGAATGTTTCAACGGTTAATTTATGTTTCATTAAATTACACGTCTTGCAGCAAGGAACACAGTTGTCTAAGGTATATGGCTTGGAATTATCAACCCTATCAATCCCATTAGCAATAGTCTTAACAGCATAGTGGCTAACCATCACATACCTCTCTCGAGGTGAAGCACCGCAATAAACGCAATTCTGGTTGATTAAACTATCAACCTGTTCTTTGGTTAATTTAAGCTCTCCAAATCTTTTCTTTGAACTATTCTTGTATTGTCTAAAAATATGAGTGGACGCAATCTCCTTTGGATCACGACGAGAATAATGTTTATGGTCTTTCCATCCAGTTGCTATTTTTTTATCATAAGCAATTTTATTGGAAACACTTAAACTATCCTTATGTTCTTGAGAGAATTTAACACCCTTGTTCTTTCGAGCAAGAGCCATTTCTTTCCCCCAAGCTTTGCGTTCTTCCAAAGAAGAGTGCGCCCATCTCATAGACTTAGCTCGCTTTCGTAGCAACGATTGTTACGGTAATACCACAAGCAGTAGCACTTGCAGCTTCTATAACAGCAATAGAACTAAGAGCCGTGATTGTAGCCGTACTCATCGTTCCAAGTGTATAGAGTGTTGATCCAGGAGTACCGGCAGAAGCAATAGCACATGATCCAAACAGTGCTGTTCCTGCTGTATCATTCTGGAAAACTGTGATCGTAACAGCAGTACCTGTTGTACCGCTTTTAATGTCCGCATACCCAGCGACTAACTTGCAATCATAAGGAACAACGATATAAGCAGCATCCGCGGCTGTAGAGCCTGCAAGATTGGCTGTAAATGTCATGTTCCCTACGCTAACATCAATTTCACTACCTTTTGCACCCTTGTAAACTCCATCGACTCCACAAGGTTTACTAATGTGTGTATAACCCAAAGGATTACCCTCCTTCAGACTTTTCAGTCCAGGTTATTTTGCCAACCCAATCCTTTAGTTGTTGGATTGACAGGTCTTGTTTAATTCTATTAACAATAGAACAGCACAAGGCTATATTTCCTTTTACATATCCCAACTCAGGAACAATACGATCAACGGAAAAAGCAAATGGATTCCCTTGAGGATAACCCGTAAGATCCATATTTTCTTTAGTGTAAAAACACTTACCTTCTTGGGCTTTCCATAGTTCGATTAAATAAGACTTAAGTTCTACGGCACTACTAAAACCGCAAATACTTCTATCTTTGTCTTTGCAATCTCTAACTATTTGATACCCTCTTTGGTAAAATATGTAATTAGGGCTATTCTGGAAATCTACTTTCTTCTTCCATTCCATCGCACCCTCCTAAGGAGAGCAGGGGCTCTACCTAAGCCTCTCTTCAATCGGTGTAGACTGGAGAGCCCCCACAATGTTGTTAAGTAACGTTATGCCCGTAGATCCACTGCCATCCGCTGAAACCATAAGAATAGCGGGTGTAGACACTCCATTTGGAAATGTATGTGTCAAAGTCCTTATCCTTATTGAATTCAGTAGGAACGCGCTGGAACCACTTCAGGTACATCTTCATCATCTTGCTGTCAGCCATGAACCAGTTGTTGCTGTCAGTCAGATAATCCCACACAACAACCTTATACTTCCCTTTGTTAAAGTTCGGGTTGTTTTCTGCGGTATCCATCTTACCGGAAGCGTTAACGATCTCCCAAGCTGTCTCTTCGAGAGCTGGAGGAACGATTAACGTATCAGCAGCAGAGATAAGAAGTTGATCCGTCTCATCTGTAAAACCTCTCATAAGTAATCGGGTTGCTTCAACAGCTGTTGCAGAAAGAGCAGTCGTACCGCTGTTTCCGACAGTAGTTGTAGTTCCAACATACGTATGAGCTGTGCTACAGAGAGCCAAGCCATCTCCACCAGCAAATACGCTTGTAGAGAAAGCATTGTTAAACACAGAAGCACCATGCTTTTCCATGGTTCTCTTTGAGACCAAAGCGAGTTGCTTAGGTCTCTTATTGATGATGCTGTATTGGTCATCATCAACGAGCTTGCGCTCGATCTTCATACCCTTAACCCACTCTTTGTGAGTATAGGATGTGCGATACTGTTGCTTGAAATCGTCGTAGGTAATCGTACCATCGAACTCTGCCAAGTCACCAGTTCCGCCGATGCCGAGATCATACTCGACAGCCTTGCTTGACTTCTCCATTCCGAACAGATTCTCCCTTTGACCTTCAGGTAGACCATACTCATCTACGAAGATCTTGCGGAGACCTGGGTCTAATAGATAGCCAAATTGTTCACTATTGACAACACCCATGTTATTCCTCCATTACGTTTATAAATCTACGCCGAAGATATGATCTTTCATCATAAGATCTTGGTAGAATTTAGCTGCTTTACGAGCTGCTCCAGAAAGGTTAACCCTTCCACCTGCGTGTGCAGCTTCCCTTAACAACTCAAGCCCCCTACCACGATCAATGATATTGTCAACAACCCTGAACATAGTTGATGTTCCAGGATTGACGCTATCATTACCTACGTTCATGGCATCAAGCCCTAAACACATAGGCGAGTCACCAGGATTGGTAATGAATGTCACTTGATCTGAGGAGAATGTAGCCAAGCAGGCAGCATCTAAAGTCACCGTTGCAGCAGAAGCTGAGGAAGCCACTTTACGTAGTTGTCCCCAGTTTGCACCGGCAGATGCTGAGAAATACACCCACAAGCTGTTCATTTTTCCAGTTGTCGCCAACGTTGAGATAGCAATCTGAGCTAAGTCAGTAGCCGTAGCTGCAGAAGCACCTGCGATCATGTTATTAGCAACAGTACCAGTTGACGTGGTATTAACCCAAGCACGATACACTGCGAAAGGATTAACAATAGCCTTTACGTAGCAGAAAGCGCCTGTGGTTAAGTTATGAAGAGCAGCAATACTTGGTGTGTCAGCCGTGGTCTTTGTTTCCAAGCTAATACCAAGAGCATTGATACCTTGCGTAGCACCGACAGTTGTCGGGCAAGCAGAAGCGTATCCATGTCCAGTACCAGCAGTGTAATAACCAGCAGCCGCTAAACCAAGCTGTAGCAACTCGCCATTTTGAATCGTAGTAGCGTCATAAACCGCTACGTCCTTAATGATTGGCTCAGCGCCAGTCAAGTCATATGCCCATTTCATTTATAAGCTCCTTTTAGTTTTCTCCCGCGGGAAGCACGCATGATGCTCCCCCATATCTTACCTTTTTGGTAAGCTGCATACGGATTAATATCAGTGCGAGCAGATATGTCATATTGAAATGTTCCTCCACACTTCCTGCAACGATACCGCAGTCTGAACGGAGTAACATCCTCAATATAGCGCAAGGCTGTGCTTTCACACGCCTTTCCATCTACCACATTGACAAAGGGGCAAGTTAGCCTGCCCTGATATGCAATCTTTGATACCCCAGGAGTAAAGATACCCATTAGGCACCTCTCTGTGGGGATTGTAGTTTAATCTGTGAAGCATAACTCTCAGGGGTCATTCCCATCATTTCTGCCACACGAAGCTGTTCTTCGGTAAGAGTTATTCCCTGAGAAGAAGAAGGAACAGTAGAGAATGCACCTGCTGGATTCTGCAACTGTGCAGCAGTAATCTCACCTTTCCTATATTTCTCCATCAATTCACTTTCTCTTGCCTGAAGTAAGGTATCAACATTCTGACCTCTAACCATGTAATACGCTGCTTCTAATATACCTGGAGTCCCCCTCTGGTTAAGAGGAAGATTTCTCACATAGTTTAATGTGGTTCCTCGGTAATTATTAAAATCAGGGTATTTAGTAGCTAACTGGTCAGCTTGAACCTCAAGCCCTGAATCAACCCTGTCTCTCCAATCCATAGCATACATGATCTCAACTTGTACAGCCTTACGTGGATCTGTATCCCAGAGCTGTTCAAGCTCCTTACGGGGATTCACCTGCACTTGAGATTGAGAAGTAGACTGCTGAACTTGAGACATCTGAGACTTCAACTGAGCTATTTCAGCTTGAAGCTGTTGACTTTCAGCTTGAAGCTGTTGACGAGCTGTACGCTCTTCATGTAAAGCTTCTATGGGAACTGTCCCTGGTGCTAGTTTTACGTCTGATTTTGACGGTGCAGCAGCTGGTGGAACTGCCTGTGCTGGAGGCTGAACTGGTTTCGCTGGTTCTTGCGATGCTGTTTGGACGGGCGCAGCTTTTTTTACGTCTTCAGGTTTTTGGTCTGCCATTGCATTGCTTTCTGCTATTTTCGGATAGCTCCGAGCAGTGATAAGCTCACTGAAGCTCAAGACTCTCTTTCGATGATATCATCTGGTAATCTCTTTAAACTCTCATAGCATTGAATCGCTATTTGGATTATCCGAAGATCATCAGGAGAGCAAGTCCTTAATTTACTCGTTTCAAAATGTATCTTCTTGTCTAACTCTTCTACAACTCCAGCCCATATCAAGCTACTCTTCAAATCCTCTGCCTGCTTAAGGTCCATCATTGTCGCCTCATCATTCCGCCACCAGGACCACCTGCCATAGGAATCATTGGTCTCTGAACTGGCATTCCTGCTTCTGGTGTTTGTCCTCTCATCCGGGGCTTGTTCCCAGGCGGCATAGGCTGTTGCATAGGCTTAGGATTCTGGTTCTCTACCGCAGGAGGTTGCCCTAATACCTCCAGTTTGATCTGTTCAGGCGTAGCTCCTTCCTGAAGTCTCTGTTGTATGTACTGCTGGGTGCTTGGCGGTAATTGCCCAGGACCCACTTGAATTGGTTGTTGGTTGACTACGATCTTCTGAAAATCTTTAAAGCCCATAAGCTCTGCAATACGCTTATTAAGCTCAGCTTGATTGATAGTCGGATCGTTAGCAGATACCTCTTTAAATCTCAACAGTTGTCCTATCTGTACTTCTTTGTTAAGAGTTTCTGAAATACCTGTAGGAATAATTTGAACTTTTAACTGTAAATCTTCTGGTCTTACTAAAATAGGCTCTGCTTGCCCTTCATCCGAAGTAATGCTAATCCACTCAGGAAGAACCATAAACTGCTGCAGATGAGAAAGGAACATCATAGAGATATTAGAAATAAGGTCTTTCTCCATCTTTCTCAATATAGGTCTAAACCTGATGCCGGCTGCACCCTGAAGAAGATTAATACCAGCAGCTGTTTCATGTTGTCCTGACTCCGCAGGCATGAGAGGAACAACAGCTCCTGTGGCTTCACGGTAATCCGCTTTAGCGAGTTCTTCTTCTTTATAGCTTGACGCAGTAACATCAGGCGTATCCATCCACTTGAGAGAAGTGACTGTATCGCTGACCTTGTGCCATGCTCCAGGCTTGCTGATCTGGAGCTTTTTGACATTGATTAAAGGATCATTGCCATTGTAGCAACCTTGCTTATTAAGGACTAAGTCTACGTTATCTAATCTTTGATTAACTATCTTGTTAATTCTATCCTGTGTAGGTTTACCTGCGGATCCTATGCCTACTCCGAACCAGCAAGGAAAAGACTCTGGAAATAGATTGAATTTAGCATACGGAGGATGTTGGAAGTTATAAGGATTAGGAATGCCACGGACTCTAACCTTGCGGTTTACAACTGTAATCCAGTAAGGAACTGCCTTCTTCTTGACTACCTTATCATCCTTGTCCTTATAAGACTCGTCCCAAGGTCCCCAATACTCCAGAAGCTCATACTCATCCCGCTTCTTTACATCCATAAAGTTACCCTGCTGATCTAAAAGGACTGAAGACTGGCTCCTTGTGCTGTCTGTATTTAATGCTTCTGAAAGGTTTATGAACTTAGCATCAGGGCTTTCGGCTAAAGACTTTAAGAATTCCGCGTCACAATACCTTCTGCGTATCAACGGTAGCCCATCATCCATAGAAAGCTTTGCCGGGTGTGGATACATCTCAAAGAAGTTCACTGACTTGCAATCAGGTCTCCGGTCTACAACAGCGAGATATCTCTCCTCCATGCGGTTTACCTGCCATGATTTTCTATAAAGATAAGGAACTTCTACATACCCAGTCCCTAATAAAGTATTCTGGGTCATAGAGGATAAACAGGATCCCTGAACATCTGCTAATCTATAATAATGCTTAATAGTCTCTTTAATCTTTATTCCTTGTCCTTCTGTAGCATCATTATAGACCTGAACATCCACAGGAGCATCGTTAGGAAATATGGCAGAGAATATGCGCGGAGTGATTGTCTGCTCTGCAGCAAAGGTAATAGGGCAATGAACATTATTCATCCAGTCATAAGTCTTGTCCGGAGGAACATTGTTCCATTGATCTATGACCTCTCTAGCATCATTGAATCTGTCCTGATGAAACTTTTCGTATCTCTCGAACTCTTCCACTACAAACTTAGCCATAGGGTCTAAGTCTTTTGTAGAAGTAGCCTTAACAGTGACATCGTTATACAGTTTATTTGGCATTATCCACTCCGTATTGTCCGTAATATGTTTTTTCTTTGGTAAACCTCAGATGCTTTGTAATAGGTCTTCCTGTTACAGCAGAGGTTCCTGTCTTCTCCTGCGCTGTCTTGGCTGCGTCTTTCGGGCTCATTCCCTGTTTAATATATAAATGATATAGTTCTTTAGCGTTCATTACATCCCATACTGCCCGACACCGCTCCCAAGTCCCATAGAAGCCTTAAATGTCTGAGTTAAAGGATTGTTCTGCCCTATAATCTGTTCATACCCGTACGGGGATTGTCCTACATAGTTCTGGTTAAATGAATCATAAGAATAAGGATTATATTGAGTAAATTGAGGAGAAGGAGTTCCTGTCGTTGGCTCTGCTCCATAGTTATAATCATAAGATGCTCCACTCAAAGAGTTCTGTAAGGAATCCATCTGATTATATTGTTGTACTTCAGGAGATTCCTGGTAATACTCTGAATATCCTTCTGCAGGTGTAAACGAAGTTCCTTGATAAGAAGGAGAATAATATTCAGGAGAACTACGCTTATGTCCCTTTCCTGATAACCCTCTCCATAATGCCCCCCAATCTGCATTCCAAGGAGTAAAAAATGTCTTTAAGCTATCTCCTGACCACGGTGCTATATCAAAATTATCTAAGGCATTTGTTCCGTGTTTCGTATTAGCCGGGTCGCTGTAGTATGCAGTTTGCTGCCTAAACTGGTCCCACGGCGCATACGTGTTCACATTCGCCCACGTGCTTGTCTGCGGAACGTAGCTTGGATTTGCTGTCATTCTTTTTCTCCTGTTCTTCTAATTCCTTCTGAAGTTTTTCTACGTCAAACTTGAACCAATAGTCCATTACTGTGTAAATCCTGCCTTATTTAAAGTATCCAATCTTTGTTGCATAACAGTCTTTGAATCTTTTCCAAAGCTCCCAGGTAGTCCAGAAGGTATATTGTCAACGCTACCATATCTCTTCAAATATCCTGGTCTATAAGAAAACAACGCTGCCTGTTCAGGTGTTTGCGCTCCATACACATTCTGCATATAATCATAAAAATTAGATGTTAAATCCTGATACGCTGGAACATTGGCAATGCTTCTCTTTTTCATCGCATCAATAGTAATATAATCTTCAAATGTAGCAGAAGCAGGAAGATAACCCCTTCTCTTCATATCATTAAAAGTATCTACTTCCATTTGGAGATATTCCGCGGTTGGATCTCCACCCGTTTCGACAGAAGCAAAGAGATCCGCTAAATAAGGGGCGTTATTTGCCATGCTTAGGTCTCCAGCCGTGATCGATAGCATCAAGCACACGCTTATACTTCTTAGGATTCTTGCTATTCCCAACCTTCTTACCTGTATCCTTCCTGTAAACAGCCCCTTCTCCATCATTGTATCTGACTACGTATGGCATTAGAAGTTACCTGCTCTTTCTTCTACCAGAGAGTGATACCCGCTCTTAGGTTTCTCTACCGGGTACTTGGTGTATGTCCCGGCATAGGTTATCTCGATATCTCTCTCATCTTCTTCTAAAATATATCGAGGATTGTAGTTATAAATATATCTAAGGCAGTCCATAAAGTGGTCATTCTTCTTCTTAGCAGTTTCCTTCTGATCGTACTCTTCCTTGTTCCTGCGGTATTCATCCCAGATGTAATGCTGGAACTCGTATATCGTTTGCTTGCAATATCGTGATATATGCAACTGGGGAATATAAAGTTTGGAAAGGCTATTGAAACGGGGAGTGAGAGCCTGCCGAATCCTCGCCTTTCCAAGCATCGGGTCTGAGTTAGCACGCTCCGTGAAGACGCCGTAGCGCATTAACTCCTTCCGAACGTTGAAGCCGCCAGCCGCAACATTATCTTTATCTGCGTGAGGGTCTATAAGCTTGATCCTCGCAGGTATTTGTCCCTCTTGGACGTGTATGGACTCTGCCATTTGCTTAACGTCCATGTCCTTAAGCCACAGTTCATCATAGATATAATGGTTCTCCTTCTCATCTACAGCAAGCCAAAGGACTGCTGTAGGGGTTCTCTCATGAGGATCGATAGCCATATAACGGCTCCAATGCTTTTTTATCGTTGGAGGGTCGATCACATGAACCTGCTGGTCGAACTCCTTATATATCAAACCTGTCAAATGGAGGAACTTTCCGTGTAAACGGGCTTCTTTCTCCTCCATGGTCAGCGTTGCCTCGAACTCCTTGATGGCTTCAGGGGAGAGATAAGGGTTCTCTGTGATGTCTACAGTTGTTACAAAGTTGTAATTCTTGTCTACAGAGGTGTAGATCTCATCATAGATCCACGGCTGAGTCAAAGGAGTAAGCGTGAGCCAATGCCTGCCGGAGAAGTCTACGAGCCCGCGCAAAGTTGCAACATACTTATCCCGAGGTGGAGGCTCGTCAAACCAAGCAATATGCCCACGCCACCCCTCAAATTGCTCTGTAGTTTGCTCATGTGTGAGTATGTCAAAGACCGATCCGTTCTTTAATTCGTACTTTATGGGTATCCCTTGAGGGTTTCTTGTCCTTTTCGCTATAAGGCTGTCATCAAGCCATTCAGTGAGAAATGGTGTAACTACCTCTCCTACGCCCTTTTGGAAGTCCTTAGCTATGATTCTGCCCTTAATAGACCCCTTGTAGCGTTGTGTCTCAGGGTACCAATCCGGGTATAAACCCGTGATATGGTATAAAAACTCCATTCCGCCTGCTGTTGTCTTGCCTGTACGGTTCCCTCCGAACAACGATCTACGCGGACAGAGGGATATATGAAAGAGCTTCTGCTTGGGCAAAGGCTCATAAAGGAGTATTTTCTTGGTTTTAAGCCAATCAATCTCCAGGTTCATCGTCCGAAGATAGTTCTCCTGCTCCTCCCGTGGGAGCTTCGAGAACTGTTCTTCGGTTAAATGAGCCTTCTGCAATTCCTTTAAGTCTTGTAAACTCATGCAATAACTCCGCGGGTGTTAAGCCTTTGGTATAACTATATGATAAAGAGCCTATGTGTACACTGGATTTGCTCTTTGCTAAAGAAGTATTTATATGAACAAGGAGACTTTGCTCTCTTGGTGTCAATGTTTTCTTCTGTTGTAAATTAAAAAGAACTCGTTGCATGATCCCTAAGACCATCTCCGAGTTCTTCTTGTTTAATGTTTTAATGCTTTTCTCTAATTTCTCTTCAATCTTCTCAACTTCTGCCCTGAACAACAACGCTACCTGACCACCCCGTTCAACGTTTCCTGCTATCATCTGCTGTAAATAGTCTCTTGACCACCCGCATTCGTGGGCAACTTGCTCATTCGTGAGGTTTCCCTCGTCGAGTAATTTGATCGCTTTCCAGTGTTTCTCTGTCAATCCGCTCGGTGGTCGTCCCAACGTTACCTCCTATAGATAAAAAAAGACAGCTCTTCGTTGAGAAAAGCTGTCCATTTGCCTACTTGATTTATTTATATCCCCCAAATCGTTGAATGTCAAGGGTTTTTGAAGATATTTTTGTAAAGTAGAGAAATTCTCTGTGATGGGTG